GCCATGCCGGGCCCAGCCGAGCCATGCCTTGCCTTACCGCGCCCCGCCCAGCCTAGCCGCACCTCGCCACGCCACGCCGCGCCGCGCTCTGCCCAGGCGGGCCATGCCGTGCCTAACGGCGCTGATCTACGGCAATTCACATCCTGTTACAAGGGGCGCAACTAATGGCGAATGAATTTTTGGCGGCCCAACGGCTGCGCATGTTCTCCGAGATCGACCAGAAGCCCTCGCTTCTCAATGCGCTTGCGTCGATCGGCGAGAGTGAGAACAGCGGCAAGCCGCACGGTATTCTCGAAAGCCTCTTCAACCGATCGGCCAAGACCGGCCAGAGCCTGGAGCAACTAATAAACAGCGGCTTCTACGACAACCGCACCATGAGGCGCCTGCAATTTGACATGCAGAACGGAGTATCGCCCGCGGTGCTCGCAAACACGAGGGCTGCGCTCGACCAGATACGGCAGGGCAGCAACATCACGCATGGTGCGACCGACCAGGGCGGCAGGAGCTCCATTCGCGGGCCGGCATGGCAGGTCGGCAACGAATGGTACGGCGACCTCGGCGGCAGCGGCCAGTTCCGTGCTCAGCAGCAAGCTCAGGCGGCTAGGACTGAAGGGGGTGGTTCGGTCCCATTGGCGCCGTGGCCAGGATCTGCACCGCCGATCGCACCCGCGCCCGCGAGAACCGCGCAGGCTGGCAACCTGCCGTCCATGCCTGGGTACAATCCCAGCCTCGGCAATGTCGACCCGCGCCTGCGGCATATGCTGGACAGCGCCAGGACGCAGTTCGAGGCCGTTAATCCCGGCTATCGGGTGATGGCGTCGTCCGGCTATCGCCCCGACGACGTCGGCTCGATGCACCAGCGGGGCCAGGCAGTCGACATGCACATTGTCGGCCCCAATGGTCCCATCCATCCCTATGGCGACGACCCGACCGGCCTTTATCGCCAGTACGCCCGGATGGTCTACGGGCACCAATTGGCCAATTACCCAGAACTCAATGGCCAGTTCTCGTGGGGCGGCGCGCACGGGACCGAGCGGCCGAGCGGCGGGCCGCCTGACCTTGAGCATTTCGACCTCGGCGGCGAGCGCGGGCACTGGGTACAAAACCGGCCGAGCCAGATGGGGGCGATTATGCCTACGGGCGCCTCCATGGCCGCCGCAGGAGGCCCGGCAGCGCTCCAGCCCTGGCCGGGCTCTACACCAGCCACGCCGGCAACACTGCCACCAGTGAGCCCCGTAGCCCCGCCACAGGCCTCTCAAATGTCGATGCTGCCGCCCCAGGGCGCGGCATCGCCTGTGAGCATGCTGGCACAGCAGGCCCTGACGCCGGCCCAGAAGCCTGATGTGGACCCGCGCTTGGCCTCGGTCATGCTCGGCAATCGCTTCAACAGCCTGTCCAGCGGCCTTGGCCAGATGGCGCAGGCCCTCGGTTACGGCCGGCCGATCACGCCTATGCCGCCGATGGCGCCGCCACCGATGCCGCGCGGCCTCATGCAGGCAAGGCTCGCGGAGGCAGCACTGGGACAGCAGCCGTTCGGCAGCGGCGGCCAAACCTTTGGCGGCGGCGGGTTTGGTACCGATTACCCTTCAGGGGGGATGACCTAAATGGCATGGTGGCAATGGTCAAAGACCTCGGCCAACAATGCTACGGCCGATGCGACGATCAATTGGCAGGAGGGCCAGCCGCCTGCCTCGGTGAATGACAGCGCGCGCCAGATGATGGCGCGACTTGCCGAGTTCCGCGACGATACCTCGGGCTTGCTGGTGTCGGGTGGCACAGTCACGAGCGGTGTAACGACGGCCTATACGTTGACCTCCAACCAGATACTGGCGGCAACGCCCAACGATGGGCAATTGATCGGGTTCACACCTCACGCTCCCAATGGGGTGAGCCCGACGTTGCGTGTCGATGGCGGCTCTACCTATCCGATACAGTTTGCAAGTGGGGTGGCAATCCCGGTGGGCGCACTCGCAACCAATGTTCCTGCGCTGCTGAAATTCAGTCTTTCTGCGCTGGCGTGGGTACTGTTTACGAACGGCTCGGCCGGCGTGCAGACTGGCTGTATATTCCAGTGGCTGACGAACACCGCCCCGCCTGGATATGCAATGCTCAATGGTCAAGCACTTCCTCGTACTGGCATAGGCGCTGCACTTTTCGCATTGTGGGGCACGTCATATGGAGCCGGCGATGGTTCAACCACGTTCAATGTGCCTGATTGCCGCGATGTTGTCTTCATCGGCCAGAGCACTATGGGCGGGACGAGTGCCCGTGGTCTGACACCGCAGAACACTGGGCAAGGTCTTAGTGCAGTCATCGGCGAGGCCCTTCACACGTTGGGTTCAACAGAGTTACCGGCGCATACGCATACGTCATCGGCTAGCCTTAACGAAGGTGCTGGTCATAGTCATCCTATGGGGCCTAATATGGCCATGGTTTCTTCTGGTTCGACATGGCAACCTGGGAGTGGCCCTTTTTTGGCCGTTACCAGTTCAACCGGTCTTGCCACCACTGGCGCCTCGGTCTCGGTATCTGTCGGCTCCCAATCCGGCACCACTGGCCAATCGCACAACAACGTCCAATATTCGTTTGTGACGAACTTCATCGTCAAACTCTAGGAGGTGAATTTGAAGATCGTCATTTCATCCGGCCACGGCCTGCATGTCCGCGGCGCATCCGACCTCATCGATGAGGTCGACGAGGCGCGAGCGGTCGTAAAGCAGGTCGTGAGCTACCTGCATGACGCCGGGCATGAGGTCACCGAAATTCACGATGACGTGTCTCGTATCCAGGACGAAAACCTGCGTTATCTGGTCGATGCGCATAACAGCGCCGGGCCGCATGACATCGACGTGTCGGTGCATTTCAACTGTTATGTGCCGACGAGCGGCGGTCGTGGTACTGAGGTGCTGTATGTCAACCATGACATCGAGTACGTCGCCGCAAAAGTAAGTGCGGCGATCGCGGAGGCCGGCGGCCTGATTAACAGAGGTTCCCATCACCGGGCCGACCTCTATTGGCTCAACAAGACCCTTGCTCCTGCGATACTGATCGAGTGCCTATTTGTCGATGCGCAAGCCGACGTCGACGCCTATGAGGAAAATTTCAACGCCATCTGTCGTGCTATCGCCGACTGCGCTCCCGCTGCCGCCCCCACCCGGATAGAGGCGGCATTGCCTGTGCTGCGGGTCAAGGGCAAGTGCAGTTGGTTCGGAGGCCCAGAGGACATTAACGGTGTCGGTCCTGACGAAGGGCTCGCCTTTATCCATGAGGTGAGCCAGAAGCCAGAGCTCTTTCTACCTGAGCAACCGCCAGGGACTACAGGACTTGCACGACGCCTCGACGGCCAGAATGTGGACTACATTGCGCTGCGTTGGGATTATGACGTGTATTCCAAAGATTATTTGCGCAGCAATGTGTGGGCTCGTGTGCGGGCGCCAAGCACAGGCAAGGAGTTCCTGGCAATACCGGCCGATTGGGGGCCTCATGCAGACACTGGCCGCCAAGCAGACCTGTCACCTGGATTGATGGAGCGGTTGGAACTGATGACCGACGAGGTTGTCGAGGTCGAATTTCCGATCAGTCGTCCCGAGTGATGGAAACAATCACGATGATCGGCGGCATCTCGTTGCGTTTGCCGGATGCGGTGCGCTCGGCCGCCTTGACGGCAGCATGTACCGCCTTGCGCAATCGCGGTGTTATCTCCAAGACGCGAACAACCTCGACAGTCTTCTCACTCATTGCGTTCGTACCATCTCATACAGTTCGTCCGGTCCCACGCCGATAATCGATGCGATCTCGTCGAACACATCACGTTTCGAACGTTCGAATTGCGCCTTGCCCATCTCACGCATCTTCTGGCTTCTGGCCTTGTATCTGACGATGCGCGAGCCCTCGACGGTGACCACTGCGTAATGGTCCATCGGCCTGATGAACGCTGCTATGCGGGCTGCTTCTGCCTTTGACGAGCACGACACTGAGTCAATGTCGCAGTAGCCGCGGCGTATTAGGCACCATTTCCTCAAATGATCGGGCGTTGGAAACTCCCGGGCTGCGGGCTCTGGCAGATGCGTCCACATTTTGTCTACGACCGCAAAAAAATGATCGTGGCTCTGCCGCGAGCGCCGGTTGAGCAATTGGCCGCAGCGCTCGCACCGCTGCCGCTGGTCGTCAGAATTGATTGTCTGGATCCTGGAACGCATCTTCCTGGCGTTCGTAGTGATTGCTCGGCTGTGTGGCCTCCTTTGCACGCCGTTTAGGGCTGCTGCCGTCCGCGGCCTCGGTTCGCGGCGGCGCTGACCGCGGCGTCGGCGGCTTCGTCTGCCATGCCTGTTCCTGCCTTATCGCTTGCGCACGCCCTGCATCGGCCAGCTGCGCCGCTGGCTTATGCTCGCTTTCGAGCACGGCCTTGAGCAACGGCTTGATATGGCTGGGGACGAATTTCCAGCACGTTGCCAGCGCCGCCATTCCAAATTCACGTTTTTGTTTCAGTGCGTTATTGCAGCGCTCGATGTCCATTCGCATTTCATCGGCGGTTTTTGGCGGCGGCGACGGTAGGTCTGGCGGTTCGTCCTGAACATCATCGACAACCTCTCCGGTGTCAGGATCGTGCGGCGGCACATAGTGAGGCGTATCTGCCGGCAGCAGCACATTTTCCTTCGGTGCCGGCGGACGCCGCCCTGCATCCTGCTGTGCAGCGGGAGCATCGATATTATCGGCCTGCTGCATTTCATCTGACGTATAGAGACCGGATAGCTCCTGCGGAAATGCCCGGCGCAGCGCCAGTGCCTCGGCACATTTTGCCGTCATCACATCGGACATCTGAGCCCACATTCGCGTCGGCCGGCCATTATACGTTTGCTCGTACGAGACACGCCTCGCGACGCCCCAGAGCGGCTCCTTAAAATCCGATCTTATCACGCCAACCTTGGCGGCTGTCGGCGGGTCGCTGTCCAGCCAGACATCATGCCATTCGCCGTCTTGGCCGCACCAGAAAGGTCCGAGTTGCCCGGCGTATTTGCCAGTGCGCTCGGCGATTAGGCGAAAGCCATCGATCGATACCTGTATAGTCATCGTACCGGATCGCTTGACCGCATAGATTTGGCGGGCTAGCGGATCGAGCCCAGTGCGCTCGCACTGATGCAAAAACATCTGCAACTCGTCATCTGACGCGCCCTTGGCAATAGTGCGCTTGATCAATTCAACCTTGTCGGCAGTAAGCATCGGTACTGCTGATGGCAATGACGTTGGTGGTATTTTTGTCGGTAGGTTCATTTTGATTTCTCCTGTTTGAGGCTCAGTGAGCCTGCCCTATTGCGTTTGATTTGCACGCCAGCGCCGGTACACGATAGTGCGTCGTCAGGTACTAATGCCTTGAGTGAGGCCTCCGCATCCTTGGCCAAACGCGCCTGGACGACATTTTCGAGCCATATCACCGCGTGATTGCACCACTCGTTCGAGGTGCTCATATCGTAGTCCTTGATAGGGATCACCGGCAGCGGTGGAGGCGGACGCACGACAGGCTCAGTCCCCGCTATAACATGCACCATGAATTGCCGGGCTCGTAATTTCAATTCGTTGGCATATGGTATGTCGAAGGGTATGAATTCGACCACAGGCTTGTCCGCACCCATGATGACACTGAGCGCGCATTGCGACGCTCCAGTCATCCCCATTTGCCATGTGCACTGCGGATAATATCGATTGATGATTTTTTCGAGCGGCTCGCGCCCGCCGACATGCTTGGCCTCGATGGGACATGAGACCGCCGCATCCCAGGCATCAAGCGTCGCAGCCCACGGCTCTCTCGGGTGTACGACGACCGTGCCATGATTGGATAGGGCACGCTTAAACGTGCGCTCGTACCATTCGAGGTTCAACTGCTCGGTGGCCTCGCCTAGGCGAACCGCCCACACGTCGCGCAGGTCGTCTTCGGGCTCTTGGCCGCGCATCTGTGCCCACAGGCTATAGACCGCATCGGCATCACCTGACACTAGGATGCCAATGCGGCTCGCCGTGAGGCGGCCACGGCGTTTTTCGCGTTGTTCTTCGGTAAGCATTGCCTTGCCTTGCCGTGCCTCGCTACGCCATGCCTTGTCTTGCCAAGCCAAGCCTTGCCCTACCCAGCCGCACCTTGCCCTGCCCCGCTAGGACTTGCCACGCCATGCCTACTTATTCTAGTGAATAGAAACAGGCATATGAGCCCGATCGCGAACAATGGCAATCCATCTGGCACTGGCACTGGCGTAAATTGAAAAGTTAATTCTCCAACTGGGTCGCCGCTGAAGAATAGCGTATCGACACTGATGACGCTGTTTGCTGGAACATAAGACGTGAATGGTTCGCTCTGTATGACGTTTGGTTTATCAAGATATTTTGTTACATAGGTAACAGGATCATCGTATGTGTACCCAGCCTCAAAATATGCGACACCAACATATATGTGAGAATTAGGTGCATCGGCAATTACGGTATCGCCTACAACACCGCCACAATCCGCAGCATAAGGCCCGGTCTGTGATGGTTCAAACGTCTCAATGCTGACAGTCAGATCGCCTCCGACAGGTCCGACGTTGAATAACGGACCCCACCAAATGATTGAATGAGAAAAGTAAGTGTAACTGCTCATGAGTTCACCGCCTTGCCTTGCCCTGCCTGTCCAAGCCAAGCCGCGCCGCACCGTGCCCCGCCGTGCCTTACACCGCTGCGTCTTGCCCAGCCATGCCTCGCCTCGCCTAGCCGCGCCGAGCCCAGCCTTGCCCCGCCAAGGCCAGCCATGCCTCGCCGCGCCCCGCTGTGCCACGCCGAGCCTCGCCCCGCCGCACCCTGCCGAGCCTCGCCCGGACCAGCCGCGCCGAGCCTCGCCGAGCCTAGACCTGCCAAGCCTTGTCTTACCATGCCTCACCGGGCCATGCCGCGCCGTACGCAGCCACACCACGCCCCGCCCGGCCACGCCCGGCCACGCCCGGCCACGCCCGGCCACGCCCGGCCACGCCTTGCCTTGCCTTGACCCGCCATGCAGAGCCTCGCCTAGCCATGCCCCGACAAGCCATACCGAGCCTCGCCTAGCCATGCCCAGCCGTTCGACCCGCCGAGCCTTGCCTAGATCAATCCCATTTCTCTATTCGAAACTTGCCAAAAACGCCTCTAAAAGTTCCAAAGCCGATCGCCCGCCCCCCCTCCTCGATCAAATTGAGGGCGTCTTGCTCCTTGATTTCGCGGTTTGGAAATAAATCAAGCGTGAAATCCAAAGCCCAATCGAGCGGCACTACGGGACGTATTTTAGGGTTTGGAATACCCTTGTCGAGCCGTGCTACTGCCTCGTGCACATAAGCACCTGACAGGTCGTCATGGTTATGCTCGAACTTGCCGAATACGATTGGCTTACCATTACGTATCAATGGAATGAACGTCTCGCGGATTGAGACAAACGAGAGCATGGCGTTCGCCAAGTCCTTAAATTTTCGCTTGTCTCGCAGGCGTTTCGGCGCAGAATTCGTGTTGTGGGCCGATAGAAACGACATAATGTTGAGCGACGGCAGTCCAATAACTCTGGTATCGCCCGGCTGAAAATAGAACTTTTGATGCGGCTCGAGTTTGGTGCTGTTGTCGCCGGGATACCTGTCGAACATGATTTCGGTGAGGCCGACGAGCCTCACCTTCCTCGTTATGAGGTCGGTCGTCCTTGCGATCTTCACCACTGCGCTTTTTTTCTCCGGCTTGTCTAACATTTTCAGTCCTCCTTCTCATGATAAAACCGTCGCCTTAGTTAGTTTCCGAAGCGTATACCGCCCGCATTCAGTCCAACCGAGTTTCTGCGTCGGCATGGCGATGATGACGTCTATCACGACCAATCATCGTATCGACTACGTCTGCCCAGAATTCTCGCAGATACGTATCCGGCTTATGTCCCCACATGTATTCCCTGGCGTAGTCGATCGCCCTGTCGCGCCCATAGTGGCACCACATATTCACGGCCGCGCGATCGATCTCGCTTTGTCGTTGATCAGTTATCGTTCTCTCCCATCAGCGGCCAAGCGCCGCGATACGCGCCCCGCGTGGAGGCGCGCGTCGCGTCACTGCGATCAGGTTCATAGCGAACTCATCCACCGCGATCTTTATCCCGTGCTCACGGCAAAACTCACGGTGATCCTGCGCATTGTCCCGCCTTGCCTCGCCTCGCCCAGCCGTGCCCTGACCCGCCTTGCCTTGCCATGCCCGGCCATGCCACACCCCGCCGTGCCTTGCCTCGTCTTATGAAAAATCCAATGGGGCTGGCCGCACATGGAATGACGGGCAGCAATCCCACACCTGAAGTGTCAGGTTCGTTGCCCGGATGCCATCTGCGATGTCCATCACGTTCGCGATCGGGATTTGCATGTATGAGGCGCCGATATGGCGGTAGCCGTCGACGGTGTTGGCGACCAGACTTGCCCAAGTCCGCCCTGGACGGGTGATGATTTCAAGATCAGGCTTTGTCGGTTCTGGCATTGGCAACCTCATCAAATTATGTTACATAGGTCCATAACCTCACATTTTGTGTAAGTCAATAGCTATCTCGTGACGGAGGCCAGGTGTGAAGATCGACACAATCATCGAGGCGCTCGGCGGCACGACCGAGGTTGCAATGCTGTGCGACGTTCTCCCGCAAACGGTGAGCAACTGGAAACGCCGAGGAGCCGTGCCGTCTGCGCACTACCTGACGCTCACGCGCGAACTGGATAAATTGTCGATCCCCTACAAGCCAGCGATGTTTGGGTTCAAGCGTCATGAGTGATGATGTCGAGGTCAAAAAACGCGCGCCGCAGAGCACGCTATGGGTCGACGGCAAGCAGGAAAAGGTGCTGTGCTCGCTGCTATGTGATCACATAACGGCAGCAGAAATAGCCACCGAGATGAGCAAATTGTACGGCGCCACGATCACCAAGAATGCCATCATCTCGAAATTGCGTCGCATGGGCATACGGCTGTCACGCGACAAGCACAAGTTTATGCGCAAGCCCAAGCCCGAGCCGCCACCAGCCAAAATCGAGTTTGTCATTCCCGCGCCGCCGCCGCCACCACCAGCACCGATACAATTGCCTGAGCCAGGGGTTCCATTCTTGCGCCGCGGCCAGCACCAGTGCGCCTGGATAGAAGGCAATTCACGCGCTGAAATAGTGATGTGCTGCGGTAAGCCGATCCCGCTGAATAGCAGGTTTGCATTCTGCAAAAAGCACATGGAGAAGGGCCTTGTGGGCAGGAAGAGTTAGCGAGCAATTCGCGACGGGCGGCAAGCGCGCCGACCTCGGCGACCGGTACTTTCGCTCGTCCTGGGAAGCCAATTATGCGCGCTACCTCGATCTGCTGCTGCGCATGCGTGTCATCACACAGTGGACCTATGAGCCCCAGACATTTTGGTTCGAGGACATCAAGCGTGGAAGCCGGTCCTATACGCCGGATTTCAGGGTGCAGTACCGCGGCGAAACGCGTCCGGTCTATGTCGAGATCAAAGGCTGGATGGATGCAACGTCACGGACGAAACTCAAGAGGTTCGCGAAATATTACCCGCAGCACAAGGTCGAGCTCATTGACGCCAAGGCCTATGCCGCCATCAAAAAGCGATGGGCTTCGGCAATACCAGGATGGGAGTGAGAAATGAAAGTGATCATCGCACGCGAGTTCGTAGACGGGACACCCTGTCCGTTCGCCGAGGAGTACCTCGAGTCATTCGATTTTGAGGCCGATGACGGCTGCGGACACGGCGTGTTCACACCCGATCTTGCCAAGGCCATGAAGTTTCCCGATGCGACAGCAGCCCTGACCTATTGGCGCACGAAGAGCAAGTGCAGGCCGATCCGCGAGGATGGTCGGCCCAATCGGCCGCTGACATGCACGACCATTATGATTTGTGATTTGGATGACGAGAGGGCTAGACAACGTCCGTGATCAGTCCTAACGTGGAATGGCCGCCAGGAGTCTAGCCTGACGGCCATCCGCAAACTGTCCGGCGCGATGCCGGCGGGTTGCCCCGAGCGCCGACGGGTGTTCGACGCCACATAGATCACTAAGCCTAACCGCTTGTGATCCAAAGTCACCGCTTCTCAGCAGCAATGACTACCACCCGAAATAACTCATCAGGTTCCCGAACGCAAGCCCTTAAGGCCTGCGACCGCTTTCTGTTGTCCTGGGCATGGCGCCGCAGGGCATGGCAAGGCGGGGCGGGGCTCTGCGCAGCAAGGCGAGACTAGGTAAGGCAAGCCCTCCATACGGCAGGGCGTCAGGTCGGACTTGAACCCCCCGGCCGCGCCCACTGGGCAAAAGAACCCGGAGCCGATCCAGGTGTGATCGGCAAACCGTCTGCGGCGAGGACGGCATGCTCTCGCCCACGCTGAAAGAAACCATCTGTTGCTCGAAGGGATGTGCTCCGGATGCCGCCCCCAAAGGGTCACCAACAGCAGCAGCACCTGACCGGAGCCGATCCCGGTGTGATCGGCCGCACAGGACTGGGAGAAATGACCCAGATGAGGCCCGCAGTCGTCGGTATGGCTGCGGTGACCCAGCCGCCAGGACACTAGCAATGCCGCAACGCGGTCTACAGCCTGACCCGGATCTTCCCCTTGATTGGGGTCGTTGCGATACCGAGCGCTCTCCGAGGCCGTAACTCGTGCCGCTATGAGCGTACTTTGCCCCGGTTGGGGCAAAGTGCGCTTCCTCAACCGTTCACGTCCGCTATCAGGATTTTAGCAAGCAGGGCTTCACGGGGCGGGGCGGGGCGGGGCGGGGCTGGGCGAGGCAAGGCAGGTGGGGACGCGGCCGGGCAAGGCAAGGCGAGGCAAGGCGAGGCACGGCGGGGTTCGGCCGGGCAAGGCGAGGCAAGGCAAGACAGGGCGCGTCAAGGCTTGGCTGGGTAAGGCATGCGGGCAAGGCAAGGCAAGGCAAGGCAAGGCGAGGCAAGGCAAGGCAAGGCAGGGCAAGGCAAGGCAAGGCAAGGCAAGGCAGGGCAAGGCAAGGCAAGGCAAGGCAAGGCAAGGCAAGGCGTGTC